ATTTTATAAAAAGTATTCTTTGTAGGAATTAATTTACCTTCAACTTCAGGTATTTTAGATTTTTTATTAGAGTTTTCTTTAGTATCATTTGTATGTTCTTTTATATCTCTATTGGATATGGATGACCCGTTATAACTATATTTAATATTATCAGTAGAAACATTTGTATCGTCCAATTTAAAATATGACATGAATTAATAAACTATATAATAAACATATAGTTTATTTTTGTAAATCTCTAAATATGAATGCAAATAACAACTAATTAAACGGGTAGGTATTGAAATTGATTATTTTCATATATAGTGGCTTTAAAGGTATCATTATAACCTTCAACATAAACAATATCACCATTATAAATGTCATCACACCCATATTCACCAGTACAACTTTTACCGTTGACACTTATAGGTAATTTGGTATTAAGATTACCAGAACCTGAAATAGTATAAAATTGCCATTTATCTCTTCCAGACATATGTTTTCTTCCCATTAAAGGTAAAATCATCTCACCATCAATATTACTGGAACGTGTTAATATACCAACTTGTTGATAATCATTAAAAGTTCCACGAGTTTGAACGTTAACTGGAATACCTCTAACATCACTAGAATCACGTGGATAAGTCACAATATTTTTATTAGGAGGTGTATAAGGGTCATTAAATATATCTTGACGACTTGACATAGGAACAAGTTGTGGAATATTTGAACTAGTATTTACTAAAACAACTTTTTCTTTGGTATAATTCTCACTAGAATTAGAATGATTATACCAAAGATAAATAACAAGTAATATGATAATAAACAATAAAAATAGTGTCATATTTTCAACACATATTAATCCTGGAACGCACTTTTTACCCATTTTTATATTATACTATGATAAAAAATTAATGAACGTCACTAGGATTTCTAGGAACTAAAGCAAATACCTCATTAAATTGTTTCATTGCTCTATTAAATGTGGTTCTACTTTTACCAAAATTATTAGGTATTTTTTCATTAAATGTTACACCTACTTCTTTTGCCTTTGCATCAACTGCTGATGACTTTAATCTTTTACAAAGATAACATTTCTCTCTAACAGATTTAGGCCAATATATTATAGAAACTCCAGTGTATGGATATTGAAAATCATTTATAGATTTTAATCCTGCGTATGCTGAATCAGGTATATATGACAGATCTAGATCTAAAAATTCATCAAAAACCCATAACATAATTAAAACTGGTAAGTATAAAATGAATAGAATAATATCAACAATATAAAAAAATATGCATTCAAAAAAGTTACCTGCAAATTTAAATCCACAACCTATATTAGTAGCGATTATTTCACCTATATACATTCCTAATAATGATATACTAGACATTCCATCATCCCAACTTTTACCAATAGCTATAAATTCTAGATTTATCCCCTTAAAAATATTAGATAAACTGCTATTAATATTTGATATGCGTCTAGGAATTGAACCAAAGAAACATATGATTCTTTTAAATCCTTCTATCATCATTTTAACACCATTTATAACATCTTCTATGAATCCCATTATTACTATAACTATATAAATTATTATTAAAATATATTTCCTAGATATATCTAAATACAAAAATGTAAAAAATTGATAGTAAAACATCAAAAATGTGATAAATAACTAATTTAATCATGAATAATTATAAGTATCAAAATTATGTCGAAACGGTTATCGCCTCACATAATAATTATTATTATGTGAGAAATATTAAAAATCAATTATATGTTTCATTAGATAAAGCAAATGAATTAGAGAAAATATTATCAAAAAAAGTAGAAGAAGAACTAGATGAAAATTCTTATGAAAATAAATGTTCTATATGCTTACAAACAATGAAAAACAAAAATAAAATACAAACATCGTGTAATCATACATTCTGTTTTGATTGCATAGAATATAATCGTAAACATAATAAACATACCGGAGATCAGTGCAGTATTTGTCGTAATAAAATATTTGATTAATGAACTTTATCAGGTGTTCTTGGAACAAGAACAGAAACCTCTTTAAATTGGTTATCGGCTCTTCTCCAATAAGGTGCTGCACCTTTTTCTTTCATAATATAAGGTATTCTTTCTTCAAACGTCCATTTTAGTTCATTAGCTTGGTTTGCCATTGCAGAATCTTTTAATCTAACACACGTGTAACAATCTTTTCTAACACTTTCAGGAAAATAAATCAAATGGAAATTAAATATAGAATAAAAAAATGCATCTATTTCTATAATACCATTACCCATTTGTTCTATTTTTCTATCCATATCTAATCCAATTAAATTACCTAAAAATCTAGTAGGCTCAACTAAAATTACATATAATATTCCATAAAATGCGCTCAATATATAGAAAAAGAAACATTTATAGAAATTTCCAATGAATTTAACAATGCATCTTGCTCTTGAACCTATATATTCTGCACCATAGTATGCAGTTTTACCTGTAGATGCACCACCTTCATATATAGATTGACCGATTGCAGCATACTGTGCTCCTATTCCTTTAAATATATTATCTATACCAGCTATTATATTACGGCTCCGCACACCTAATGAATTCAAAAAACATAATATACGTTTAAAATTTTCAATCATTCTTAAAATTCCATCTAATGGTTTGCGAAACAATTTTTCTATAGCACGTTTAATAGCATTTGCTATCATTTGTGGTATTTTCGCAACAGTATTCACTAACTTTTTTATTTTTCTATATAAATATCCAAAAACCATTATGAATTATTATTTATTATACAATAATATTATAAATAAAATATTTTGATGTTAAATAATTACTTATTTAGATTTTGACTATAGTGTTCAAATTTTTCAATAAAACTTTCAGCTTTTGCTAGTAAAGGATCTATTTCTTGCATACCTTTTAAGATAGCATCTTGAGTGGTTTGAAAACTCTTAAAGTCATTTTGTAAATTGTCATATAACATTTTTTTCCTTTCTTGTTTGCTAGGAGCAGTTGATTTCTTTGCATCAGCAGATTCTCCATCAGCTATATCATTAACAGATGTTTTTGAAGCTTCTTTCTCTTCACCATCTTCTTCTTCTGTCATTGGTTTATCACTTGTATCTTCTTCACCGTCTTCTTTTTCTTCATCTTCCATACCTTCTTTTTCATCTTCATCTTCCATACCTTCTTTTTTATCTTCCATACCCTCTTTTAAGCCTGCTGAATAATTTAATAAATAAGGAACAGCAATTGCCATAGCTAAGATTACAATCATATTTTTACTAAAAAATGAAGTTACAAAACCTGTTAATACTAATGTTATTACTGAATTAAAATCTTTAACATTTGCATACATTACAATATTAAATAATGCTATAATGCATAATGCATATAATACACCACGATTACGTAATACTGATTTCATTACACTGTTGACTTGTTTTAATATTTTTTTTGAAATAGCCATTATATAACGTTATATATAAACTATATAACGAAATAAATATTCCTAAAAATTATTAGATTGATTTACTATCAAATGAATTTTCACTATCTTTACTTGTAGTTGAATTTTCCTCATATGATTCATAGAATTTTGGTATATCTCCACTATATATTTCTAAAACTTCTTTTACTACTTCTTCTCTTTGAATATCAGCATTATCGAATTCAACACTTGTAATACTTGAAGATCGTTTTCCTTTAAATTTATTTAAAAAATCATCTAGTCCATTTAATTCTTCATGACGATCATGTTGATCTAAATCACCAGTTACAACTAAACGAGTATTTTCACCTAGACGGGTTAATAACATTTTCATTTGTGAAACTGATGAATTTTGCATTTCATCTGCTACTATCCAACAATTTTTAAAAGTTCTTCCACGCATAAAACCTAAAGGTGCAATTTCTATTACTTTTTCTTCTAATAATGTTATTACATCTTTTGGATTTATAAATTGATATAAAATATCATATATTGGACGAACCCACGGTGCCATTTTTTCTTCAAGTGTTCCTGGTAAATAACCTAAATCTTCATCAACAGAAACAGATGGACGTGTAAAGATTAGTTTCTCTATATTTCCAAGCAAAAAATTTTTTACACCCAATTCCGTAGCAAATAATGTCTTTCCAGTTCCTGCTGGTCCAGTTGCTACTACTATCTTTTTTGTTTTTTGACTTAATAAATTATGATAGTCTCTTTGACTACCATTTTTTGGCATCGTAAATTTACCCTCAAATTTTGTTTTTTCTAATGATGATAAATGGTGCAAATTTTCATATACTTTTTTTTGGTTATATATACTCTTCTCTCTGTCACTTTCAAAATCATTATTATAATCTTTTAATAACTCTTTTTCATGTTGTTTTTTAGACTTTCTACCGCGCCTCCTGGGTTCGCCCATTTGAGCGTAATCATTGCTCATCCTAATTTACTATATTGAATGAAAATAATATTATAGAAAAAATATATGTATTTTGTTATTTTATATATATGGTTACTGTTTATGCAGCTTATTTGTTTATTTTTAATTTACACATATTAATTTAATTATAAATACCTAAATCATTTTCAATATCTTGTTTAGTATATTTTTGTATTTACAATTCAACTTTTGTTATAATTTTTATGAATATACAGCATAATATTAGTATTTTTAATAATATATTTTTGTAACATATAAATATTTTTAACAAACGAGATAAAAATCTACATAGTATATTATTTAGTAAGTGATAATGGCTGAACTAACTATTACCGACCCTTTATTAACCGCTGACGATAACCGCTTTGTAATGTTTCCAATTATGTATGATGACGTCTGGCAAATGTATAAACGCCAAGTTGATTGTTTTTGGAGAGCTGAAGAAGTTGACCTATCAAAGGATATTAACGACTGGAACAAATTAAATAACGATGAACAAAAATTTATAAAAATGGTACTAGCTTTTTTTGCCGCATCAGATGGACTAGTTCTTGAGAACCTTGCTGTTAGATTTATGGGAGACGTTCAATTATCAGAGGCACGTGCATTTTATGGATTCCAAATCGCAATGGAAAATATTCATTCTGAAATGTATAGCATTTTAATTGACACATATATTCATGATAGCAATGAAAAAACTACTCTATTTGAAGCTACACAAAATTATCCTTGTATTACTAAAAAAGCTAACTGGGCTAAAAAATGGTTAGGTGATAATAGAAGTAGTTTTGCTGCACGTCTTGTTGCATTTGCTGCAATTGAAGGTATTTTCTTTTCTGCATCTTTTGCATCTATATATTGGATTAAAAAGAGAGGCCTCATGCCAGGTTTAACACTTTCTAATGAATTTATATCCAGAGATGAAGCTTTACATACTGAATTTGCTGTATTACTCTATTCTAAATTACAAAAAAAATTAAATAAAAAACGCATTTATGATATTATTATGGAAGCTGTTGAAATTGAAAAAGAATTTATTACTGAAGCTATTCCTTGTCGTATGATTGGAATGAATTCTAAACTTATGACACAATATATTGAATTTGTTGCTGATAGATTAATATTACAATTAGGTTATGATAAAGTATATAATTCTCAAAATCCTTTTGATTTTATGGAATTAATTAGTGTTGAAACTAAAGTTAATTTCTTTGAACGTACTAATTCTGAGTACGCTCTAGCTAATAAAACTGTTGAAACAGATGTTTTTGAGTTTAATGCTGATTTCTAATTATATTTTTGAGAACATACGCATATCAGAAGTTGATATTGGCATATTACCACCTTTTTTTACTACTTTTTCACTACTCCAAAATGAATTATTACTTGTATTTTGTTCTAGGTTCTCTTCTATTTCACCAAACATTACATCTTCATCTTTTTTAAAAAAATTATATTTATTGTTTTTTTCTATTTCTTTCATTTTTAAATAATTCACTATTTTTTTTGAATATGCTATAAATATATCTTCTATTTCTGAGGATATTTCAATATCGGGTGTATCTATCATACGAGAAGTTAGTTCAATTATTTCTCTACGGTATTTTATATTGTCATTTAAGTAATCCTTATTAAAAATATTATCCATACCTTCGTTTTTTGCTACATATTTCTTATAATGATTTTTATTCATTAGTAATGATAATGTTAATTCATCAATATCTTCAGTGCTTGTTTTTTCTAACAACTCTTCTGTTTGTTCTTCATTATTTATTTTTTCAAACGAATGGTTCTCCATTTATAATACAAAAATAAAAAAATTATATTATTTTAACTAATAAATAACATAATTTTATTGTAAAGTCAAAAACATATATAACTATTTCTTATATTTTTTTTGACTTTTATTCTTTTTTCCAACAGATCTTCTACCACCATAATATCTCTTATATAACGTACGTTTGTTGTTAGGTGGAGGTATTGGTATCATAGAACTTTTTCCTTGACTGTGAATTTTATTTTGTTCTTCTGTAAGTAACCCTGGATTTTCGGTTAATATTCTTGTTTTAATATATGATGTAGGATTTGGGTGTTCAAGATGTATTTGTCTAATATGTTTTTCTATTTGTTGGATTTCTCGTTCTTGATCTTTAGCTTGTTGTCGTAATTTTTCAGCCATTCTTCTATTTTCTTTAGCTCTTAACTTAAGATCTTTCATTCTCATATGCTCTTTTACCAAATTATCATATTCTTCACGAGACATTTCATTATTTACAGTATTCATATTTTCTTTATCCATTATAAATAATAATGATAAAAAAAGTAAATTATATAATAACTATTTAATTATTTTTAGATTTTACAATATATTTTAATTCATTCATTTGTTTTAATCTATCAAAACCATCAATAATATGATCGTTAATTATATCTTCATCATCTTCATACATATTTAATTTATATCTATATTTAATATTATTCATTAAATATGGTCCTAAAGAATATTTAAATTTACGTTGTATTTTTTTTATTGGAAATATAGAAGTAGAACGATTAATAAATTTAATATTATTACTTCCATAAATATATCCTAATTCGTGACATATTTTTAATTTATTTTTATACAAAGCAAGAATAGTTCGTTTATTAGACATTTTATGTAATGTTAAAAATTATTCAAAATCTAATTAAAAATCAATTTTATACTGAAAAAAAAACTCTTATTATTACTTTACAAATTATTGAATATTATTAATTTTACGTTGTTTTCTTGCTATTCTCTCTTGTTTCGCGTGTTCTTTTGCTGCAAGTTTCTCTTGTTTCGCGTGTTCTTTTGCTGCAAATTTCTCTTTTTTTGCATTTTCTTTTGCTGCAAGTTTCTCTTGTTTCGCGTGTTCTTTTGCTGCAAGTCTCTCTTTTTTTGCATTTTCTTTTGCTGCAAGTTTCTCTTGTTTCGCGTTTTCTTTTGCTGCAATCTTCTCTTGTTTCGCGTGTTCTTTTGCTGCAAGTTTCTCTTGTTTCGCATTTTCTCTGTTTTCGCGATTTATTTTACGATATTTGTTACCGAGAAATTGTAAAAGAACTGTAAAATCGTATAAGATTTTGTCAAGTTTTTCTCTCTTTTCTTTTATTAAATTATATTTTGTAAAATAGTTAGTCGTGTGACGGTTGTCTTTAACTCCAAGACTACTAAACAGACGAATTAATTTTGTGAATTGATTAATTGGGATATTATCTGTTAGAGTCTCGTGACCTTCAATAGGAACATATTGCATTGTGTACTCTTGAAACTTGTATGTTTTAAATACATATTGTGGTAACGTTGGCGTGTAATGGTTATGATGTGTAAACGCATTTATAGAGTAACCATAGTAAATGGAATCAAGGTTTATCTTAATAAATTGTTGTAAAGGAGAAGGGAAGTGACAATGATTAAATAAATGCTTTGAATTTTTACCAGAGTGACCTATTCCAAAACGACTAGTTTTCCCATCAAAATTATACAACTTACTGTAAAGAGCATTAACAAAGAGTTTGACGAGTGTGGGTTGAGGTAATTCTTTGAGATGATATTCTAAAAATGAATCAGTATTTAAACGACTGAAGGTAGTATTTATTTTTTCTTTATCAAAGAATCTACCTATATATCTTCTCATGTCCATAGGACATTTATTTTCAACGGTTTTGAAATTATTAAAATTCATTGTGAATTAAGGATAATAACTACCAAATACTGGAATATTTCTCAATTTTCTACATTTGTTTAGACAAAATATATAGTTTTATATTATAAAATGATGGAGAGTTTTAATTTAAATAATACAATAATAGCGTTTGTAATTATATTATTATATTTAATATACGTATATGCGTTTAAAAATGGTTATCCAACTTGTGAAAACTATGTTATAAATACATATTTATATTTAGCATTAAGTGTATGTTATATCTATTTTAATGTTACAAAATTAAAGTCATATGCAAATTATCCATTTTTAGCTTTTATAGTAGCTATAATTTCTATGTTATACATATCATTAAATAAAGCAAAAACACAAACAGGAATATTGATAAATCATACAGTATGGTTTTTATTTTTAACGTGTATGTCATTATTATTAATACCAATAGCATCAATAAGTAGTAATGAAATGATAAATACAGCTTTATATTTTACATTTACAATATTTATAATAATGTCCGCATTAGTTTATTTTTTCCCCAAATTTTTTGAAAAAAATTTTAATTTTGTGTATCCAGGATTATTAGTTAGTTTAATAATGATAATACTAATAGAATTATATTATATTTATATTAAGCAAAATTATCCTATAATAATTTATCGTTATATATCTTATGCGATAATAGTAATATTTTCACTATATGTATCTTATGATACACAATTAATGTTTGAAGAAGCGGAAAATTGTAGAAAATATGCAAATTATCCAGATTCAAGTATGAAATTCATATTAGACATCATTAATTTATTCTCAAGAATGCTAGCAGTTCAACAAAAATAATCATTTAAGCATATTTTATTCGATATATTTCTAACATATTATATTGTCATATACTATATTATAGATTAAGGATGTCTGGAATAAAAGGTATTTCTCCTCAACAAACAATTACTAATTTTAAACACGGTGATCAAACTAAGTCACGCGAAGTGCTTCGCCGTGGATGGAATCAAGAATATGCTAGCGGAACTATAAGTAGATCAGGAAGTGATCATGTTCGTGTAATAACCCCTTTTAGAGCTGTAAATAATTTAGGTGATTTTCTTGGCCGTAAAAATTATGTATGTGGTGGCCCTAACCAAATAAACCCTGGTAAAACGGGAACAAAAACATCAATTGGTTCAATAATAAGTGCTTGTGATAGTACAGGTGTAGAAGGTGCATCTTGCAACCCTAAGTTTGTATCAGACTCATCTGATTATATTCGTTTCCGTAAGTTACAAGCAATAAATAAAAACTACAATGATAATTCATTTGGTGGCGATGAACATAATGCATCTTATGTAAATGTTATGGCTGTTCGTCGTTAATTTAGTTAAAAAATATAAATTATATCACTATGTTATATAAACATAGTAATGTATAGAAATAAATATAGTATTCAAAATATTAATAATGGTGCTTTAATTGGTGTAAGTGCCATGCCTTTAAAAGATAGCACTAGTGATAGTCAAAATACATTTAATATGGCTCGACATACATTTATAGAAACAGTTCCTTCATCAGCAGTTCCAGTAGAAACACAGTTGAAAAAAAAGTGGTCGGGTAACTCAAGTAATAGAGATGCATCTCAAGTAGCAAGAAATCGTCGTAATGTTGCAGTAGGTCAAGGATTAAACGCAGATGAGGGATTGTACGCTTTTACAAGTTATTCAGATATTAATGCAAGTACGCACGCTTTGAGACGTGTAAGAGCAGGTGGTTATGTAGCACCTGCTAAGAAAAATGCAAGAAAAACAAATGCTCCTACACCATCATTTAGTCCTGCTGCAACAAATGGAAGTTTGAAGAATTTTTATGGTAACAATGCACCTTACTTGTATCATTAATTATTCAAGATAATAAATTGTATTATTTTTATTAACTATATAAATAATATCTATTGTTTTATTATTTGTAAGTAAAGATTTAGAATTAATATCATTACTATATTGTTCGTTTTCTTCGATAAAATATATAATACAGAATAAAATTACTATGAAATATAATTCAAAATTCATGTTTGAGATGTTAAGATACTATTTTTATTAATTATAAATTAAACTCAATTTTTTTCACAAGATAAATTATATTGTATTATGTACAGTTATTTAGTTGAATTTTTTGGTGCTGCATTCTTTATCTACGTTATTTTCGCAACAGGAAATCCATTAGCCATTGGTGCAGCTTTGGCTATTACCATTCTTGTTACAAGCAGTATTTCAGGCGGACATATTAACCCTGCTGTATCTATTGCTATGGCTTCTGCTGGTAAATTACCTATTAATGAGGTATTACCTTATTGCTTAGCACAAATAATGGGAGGCTTAACTGCTCTTCAATTATACAAGCGTTATCAACTCTAAGTAAATAATTAATTATTACAAATATCTAGTTATAATAATTACATTGATTTTTTGATTACACGGTATAATATAAATAATCCAATTACAGATAGAGATCCTACATATACTTTGGTAACAGTATCTGGTGTAAATATATTAGTATCATCTTCTTCTTTTACATCATTATCTTCATCTTTTGTTATACCTTGAATTAATGGTAAATTTTTAATAGTTACAGGTGGTTCTTCAGTTTTTGTTACACCAGAAAATCCAGATTTAATTTGAATAAATGTTTCTTTTGTATCTTTTGCATCTGTTTTATTTTCTACTTTAGCACCTAAAAGGAATTTTGAAAACATATCAGAATCCATACTAGCAAAATTTTCACTCAATTGACATTTTTTTACTGTAAAATTATCTCTTTTTACATTCTTAAATTTTTCTTTTTTGTTTTCTTGTTCTTTTGATAACTTAGGTAAATTATTAATTATGTGATTCATAATTTGTATATATATAGATTATAAAATATATTTCATAATTTTACTTATGAAACCGCATAAAGACAAAAATTATTAATACATATAAAATGTGTGGTATTTTTGCGTTACTAAATAATAATAATAATTTAATCCGTAGTTCTATATATGATGAATTTAATAAAGGAAAACATCGCGGACCTGAAAATTCGGTTATGGAAGAAGTAACGCTAAAAACTACTTTTGGATTTCATCGTTTAGCTATCAATGGATTGAATGAAGAATCTAATCAACCATTGAGAATTAATAATATAGTTTTAATATGTAATGGTGAAATCTATAATTATAAAGAATTGTATAAAATGATGAATGTAAAACCTATAACTAATTCTGATTGTGAAGTTATTATTCATTTATATATTAAATATGGCATCGAACAAACATTGCAAATGTTAGATGGTGTTTTTGCATTTTCATTATTAGATAATAGAAATTTTTCTAGTGATTCTAAAATATATTTTGCACGTGATCCATATGGAGTTAGACCATTATATATGTTAAAATATAATAAACAATCTTTAGATACTGTTTATGGGTTTTCTAGTGAATTAAAACAACTAACTGAATTATGTAATACATTAAATAAGGATTCAACTAAATTAAGAAAAAATAATTACAATATTTATCAATTTCCACCTGGAACTTTTTGTTATTTAGAACTGCCATTTAAGACTCTTTCTTATTGGAAAATTGTCGAACAAACTAGGTACTCTACTACTGGATTTACTTCTTGTAATCAAATTACAAGTATTGATAGTTGTATTCAAAATATTCAAAAATATTTGCAAAATGCTGTTAGTAAAAGGTGTTCTACTACCGACCGTCCTATTGCTTGTTTATTATCAGGTGGATTAGATAGTAGTTTGATTAGTGCTCTTGTTAATGAGTATCATAAAAAAAATAATTTACCTACATTAGAGACTTATAGTATTGGATTAGAAGGTGCTGAAGATTTAAAATATGCGAAATCTGTTGCAGACTATCTTGGAACTAAACACACTGAAATTATTTTAACGGAAGAAGAATTTTTAAATGCTATACCTAATGTTATTAAGGATATTGAAAGTTATGATACTACTACAGTTAGAGCTAGTATCGGGAATTGGTTAATTGGTAAATATATATCAGAAAATAGTAAAGCTAAGGTTATTTTTAACGGAGACGGCTCTGATGAATTAACTGGAGGTTATTTATATGTCGGAAAAGCACCGAATACAATTGAATTTGATAAAGAATGTAGAAGACTATTAAAAGATATACATATGTTTGATGTATTACGTTCTGATAAATGTATATCATCACACGGACTAGAACCTAGAACTCCATTTTTAGATAGAGAATGGATACAATATTATTTAAGTATTCCATTTGAATTACGCAATCACAGTATTACAAATAGTCCTGAAAAATACTTATTACGAAAATCTTTTGATAAAGATAATTTTAAAAATATTAATAATCTACCATTATTACCGGATGATATTTTATGGCGCAGAAAAGAGGCATTTAGTGATGGTGTTTCACAACAACAACGTTCTTTATATACAATTATTCAAGAATATTCATTGAATGAAATTGAAAATAATGATTATGGTACATACTTTTTTCAAGAAAATATAACTGAATCTATTAATACTCTTCTTACCATGCACGATGATTTTTCCAATTTAAAAGGTCATCTTCTACCAACTACAATAGAACAAGTTTATTATAGATCAATATTTGAGAAATATTATAATGGTTATGGTAAAATATTACCATATTTTTGGATGCCTAAGTATGTAAATGCTAAGGATTCCAGTGCAAGATCTTTATCTATTTATAACGATAATATTACATTATAACTAAAAATATAAATAATATATATATGCATAAATATTATTCTGAAATTATTTATGGTGGTGTAGATGGTTTAATTACTACATTCGCCATTATTGCTGGTTCTCTTGGTGGTAATTTATCTACAAGTGTTACTATTATATTAGGATTAGCTTCTATATTAGCTGATGGTTTTAGTATGGGTGTTTCTAGCTATTTAGCGGAGAAAGCACGTTATAAAGGAGGTAATGCATTAATTGTTGGTTTAATTACATTTTTATCATTTATTGTAATAGGAATTTTTCCTTTGGTTCCATTTTTCTTCAAATTTAATAATCCATTTAATATTTCATCTTACATATTAGGCTTTTTATTATTCGTTTTGGGATATTTTAAAGGTACAATTATGGATGGATTAGAAACATTATTCATAGGCGGAATTGCTGCATTTATTGCGTATTATTCCGCAAAAGCTATTGCTGATTATGAGGAAAAGTTAAGTAAAAAAGAAGAAGAAGAAGAAGAACAATAAAAAAGAACAATTTATTAGATACTTTACAAATAATTTAATCTATAATTACTAATTTACGTTTTTTTGCATTTTCTTTTTCTGTTATTTTAGCCTTTTTTGCATTTTCTTTTTCTATTATCTTAGCCTTTTTTGCATTTTCTTTTTCTATTATCTTAGCCTTTTTTGTTATTATTTTTTGCATTTTGTTACTTCCTACTTTTATTTTCTTTAATATAAATTTTTTAAAGCGTTTTCTTTGATTGTTTACATCTCTTTCAAAATTTCTTTCATAATCACGTTTTTTTATATATTCGGCTGGTTCCCGTATATAATTTTTCATAATAATGCAAAATTTAAAAGTTTGTATTTTTAATAAATCTTCAATTTCAGGAACATTACAGAATTTAAGGGATGATACAACCTCAAATACATTACTTACGCACGAAATATGCCTACTATATTTTACTGATGAGGGTCTATAATCATAAAAACCATACAGAAGTTCTTGTTTTAACACCTTTATAAATGGATGTTCTAATATTGTTGTACGATTTAATCGATTATATGTTATACTTGGCAATAATGATTCTATATAATCATTATTTTTATAGTTGCTATGTGCGTATGAATATACATTATTTACACCAGATTTTATAAATAGCTTATTTATAAATAGCTCTTCAATTGATTTTCTTATAAAATAATCGTGTTTCTCACTGTATTCTCTACTTGTTTCCCATAACACATTATTTATTTTTTGTTTTAAAGGTCTCAATAATTCTAATCTAGTATCTATATCTATATACTGATATATCGTATATTTCATCTCTGTTGGTAAGAGTTTTATATTTAACATATTTACACCTTCACCTGAATTACTTAGAAATCTCGAATTCATATTTTACTACTGTTACTATATCATATTAATGTATTTTTTCTCAATTTTTTGATTTTAGAGAGTAGTTCAATTATTTAGAGTTAAAAAGTTGATAGTTTAGACATATCAAAATACAACTACGCAAACAATATATTATTTCTACAATAATTAATTAGAATACATAATATTTATTATATATATTGTGTATAATCATCTTTGTTATATGGAAAAAGATAAATTATTGGTAACCCCTGTAAAAGTAACTGCTGACCTGGAAAATCAAATAAGACCAAGTGTTGATAGTGATGATGACACTAGTGAAATAAGTGTTGCATCTGTTAAATATTCACATAATAATGAAAAATTAATAAATGAAAATAAGTTATTAAAACAACAATTAGATACTATTCATAATTTAAATCAATTACAAGAAGAGTATGATGGTGATGTAATTCGTTCGCGAATGTTTACACCAATTGAATTTGAAGAGTTAAAGAAAGAATTTGCAATAAAAAGCATAAATAATCAAATTTCTCTTAAAAACTTAAGGCTGCTTTTAGAAGAAAAAAGTACTTTAACAGATTATCATAGTGATTTTGTAGATCAATATATTTATAATTTAAATACGGATTATTTTACATTTTTAGATTATTATTCTATAGTTAATCATTTGCGTAATTTATATGAAATAAAATCAAAAAAAGTAATTGAAATAGTAAATGAACGTTATGATAAAAGTTATGATAGAAAAAGGAATGAATTAAACTTATCTAAACTATATGATGAATTAGAAAGAAACAAAGAGGAATTTCATATAAATAGACAAAAAGATATACTAAAAAAAGAACAACAGTTTATTGAAAATCGTCAAATATATGAAGACAAAATAATGTTATACGATAAAGATACGTATGGTATTACTTGGAAAGGTTGTTTTAAAAATATGTTTAAATGTTTATACAACGAAAGTATGATTAAAGATTTTGATAAAATTTATGAAATAATTAAGGGATTACCTACATTAAATAATTATGAAAAAAATTTAATTTTAATAAGATTTCAAACAATAGCAACATATTGTTTAAAACATTATAATACTATATCTAGATGGTATAATAGTACTCAATTATTTATAATTGCTTGTTCTATTATTAATCCAGCATTACTTTCTATTAATAGTGATAAAGATAATCTACATTATTATACTATTTTTTGGTCTGTATGGGTTTCACAATTACTTGTTAGTTTAACAACATCATATATTAGTTTTTTTAAATGGGATAAAAAATATTTTTTGTTTAACGGTTATAAAACAAAAATAAATCAAGAAATTTGGTTATTTATAGAATTATCTGGTAGTCATTATGCTGATGAAAATATCTTAGATAATAATCATTCAAAACAATTAAATAAATTTTTAAATAGATTAGAAAGTTTATATAAAAAATTAAAATTATCCGAGTTTGAAATTGAAACAACTAATAATGATGAAGAGGGTACTAAAGAAAATCCTAAAAAACAAATGGTTGAAGAAATATTAATGGCTAGACAACGAAAAGAAGATGTTGATAGAAAAAGAAAAAACGAAAATATAAGTGTTAATGATGTTGATACCACTAGTGAATTAGAACCATAATTAGCAACAATCAGCCCTCCATAAAATATAATCTATATGCTGTTGTTTCCATATCTCTTTCATTTCATTTATGCATTCTCTATAATAATTATGATAAGTATTATCAAAAAAATATATATAATTTATTAATTCTTTAGGTAACTTAAACATACTACGGTTTTAAATTATATTTATATTTTATATATAAGATATAAATAATGGTGAAAACACCGTATAAAAAAACTAGAAAAAATAAAATAAAAAATAAACAAACTAAAAAAATAAAACCTATGATTTGTCATCCAAATATCGATGGAAACACTAGTGTAGGTATTAGTTGTTTAACTGATAAAGTATTATTTGAATTAAAAGAATCTTACAATAAAAGTCATCCATCAAATATTATAAAACATAGTGATCCAAAACAAATATGGAATGAACTCAAAAAAAATTTACAATGCAGTAAGGAAGACTGTTGGTTAGATACTATTCCAGATATGAAGATACGTAATAAAATATTTAAAGAATCATTTGCACCAAAACAACCATATGATTGGAAATATAATTCTAAAACTTGGCTAACTAATTATGATATTTCTGCGGTTCTCAAACAATACGAAAAACCTTATAAAAATTTTAAGTTAATTGGTCCTACACCTATTGATTTTGATAAATATCCTCTATCCAAATTTGGCGATTGTGTATGGGAAGAATTGTGTGAATTTAATTTACAAAAATATATTGATGATAATATTACAAAAATTGGTATTATATTTAATTTAGATGAACACGATAAAAGTGGTTCTCATTGGGTCTCTATGTTTGTTGATTTAGAAGACAAACTTATATTTTATATGGATAGTGCAGGCGACTCTATACCGAGTGAAATACAAATTTTAGCTAATAGAATCATAAAACAAGCTCATAACTTAACTTCTCCATTTGACATGAAACTAATTTTTAATGAAGTTCCTCATCAAAAGGGTAATAGTGAATGTGGAGTTTATTGTCTGTATTTTATTATTACTATGTTAACTAATAAGAAAGGTAATAAAGAATTTAAGAATCTAAAAGAAAAAATTAATTTTTTCTCCAAAAAAAGAATACCTGATTCGTATATTTTTAAATATAGAAAAAAATACTTTAATCAGTAAAAAAATGTTACTATATTATAACTAATAATATAATAATGTCAGAAGCCTTAAAAGCTGGTGCATTACTTTCTAATATTACTACTACACAAGAACGTAAAAAACGAAGCAGCAAACCACCTAAAAAAACAAATAGTAAAAGTAAATATAATATCCCTATGATTGCAGCAGGAAAACTAGCCAAGGCTAGTAAATTAGATTTAGGTGGTGTTGAAACAACAGAAAATGTTTGTTTAGAAGATAAAGCAAAAGAAGCTACCGATACATTTATAAATTCTATAGTAAATTTTTTTAAGACAGATGAAGAAAAGGAAAAACCTGAATTTGTAATGAATTCAAAAGTAAAAATATATGCCGATACTAAACCAAATAGTAAAGGTCACCATATATATGATATTAAAAAATCATTAGATGTATCTGAATTACCATATTCTAATAATGATAATGTAAATCATTTTTTAAAAAATACATTAGGGTTCATAAAAAATCAAAAATTAAAAGATAATAATCCAAAAAAACAGGATCCTAATATATATTTTTCTGCATATATAGATGAACACAAGATTTTACCAATTCCAAGTATAAAAAAAGGTGGAAAAACTCCTTGCAAACGAAAAACTCCTTACAAACATAATAAGCAGAATAAAACAAAAAAGAACAAAAAGGAACAAAAAGAACATTAAATTAAATACAATATAAATATATTTGTTACATAAATATATTTATAAATGGCATTATACGTGGTTAAAGAAAATCAAGAATTATTATGGAATGTAATAAATAAAAATAAGTCAATAAATGAATATTTTCAATATAATATTGAAAAAAAAGTAGATTGGTTTAAAGACATAATACGTATTTTTTATGAAAAAAATAAATTACAAAATATCTCAGTGCAGGATTTAAATAAAATTAATAAAGAAACTATAACTTACATGATAAGTACAATCAAGAACCAACCAACTCAAAATCAACAAA